CGAACAGTGTGAAAGGCTGGCTGAAGCGAGCGCGTCCAAACGCATCCAGCGCGGAGCCGTAGAAATTAACCGCCACTGGGGATGCGCTCACAATCTGCTCCAGGAGGTTGTCAAGCTGGTTGAAGTAAATCCGCAGAACGCTCAGCAGCTTGTCGAAGTACTGCGGATCGTAGGTGCGCGAGGCGACCGGCAGTGCCGGAGCCTTGAACCGCTTGATGATGTTGGCCCAGATACTCACGATTTGCGCCCGTCAGGACGAAGATCGATCCGGAACTTGCCCAACTGCCACTGCACGCCCAGCGAGTTTGAACGCGCCTTGACCGCCATCTGCCTGCCGCGCACGCGGATGTACAGGTTGCCCTGGTAGGGTGTGATGGTGCCTGAGAAGCGCTCGACGCCGTTGTTGGCGTCACGCTGGATCGTGCGCTCGTTGTTGAGTGCCACCGACATGTTGGCCGAAGGCGCCACGTTCGTCACCCCCCGCGTGTACCCGGAGCCCGAGTTCTGCAGGGGCAGGAGCGACATATTCAGGGACTGGTTCTCAACCGCTGTGGTAGACCCTGCAAAAGTCACATCAGGCAGCATCCGCGTGACAAAGCCAAAGTTGTGGCCGTCGTCAATGTCGAATTCGGAGGAAACGATGTAGGAGTCAATAGCCACTGGAGGATTCACCGACCCGTCGTCACAACCGATCTCGTGGTACAGCAGTTGATAGTTGTAGTCCGCTGCTACGGGGATGTTGGAAAAGACACTGGCGTCGTTCCAAGCCGTCCGAGCCATGCTGCCGTAGTACCAGATCTTTTCAGCGTAGTTGTAGACGGCGTAGCGGTCAACCGTAGTTGAGGAAGCGGAGCAGTAGAACCACCACACTTCACTGAACTGCTCAACGGTGGACGCAAAGACCTGAAGGTTTTGGCCTTGATTGAAGTCGTCAAAGATGAACTTGCGGATGTCGCACTGAAGCGTGCTCGTGCGCCCGTCGAAGACGTAGAACTTCTCGTCGCCCATCCAGTACACCACGCCCGCCGCCACAGCCCAGGCGCGGTCACTGACGATGGTGACGTTGTCAGCAAGGATCTGCGAGCCCCAGACGATGGGCGGGCCGAGGTACTGCAGGGAGTACAGCGCCGTGTCCGTCCAGACCAGGATCTCCTGACGCGTTTGCGCCACGGCAGCGATTGCCGAGCCCCGAGACAGTGTCAGACTTCCCGCCTGCCCCGTAGCGGCGGGGGTCCAGTTGGCGGCGCTTTCCTGATCCGACCAGCGAATCAGCATGGGGTTGAGCGTGGTCGAGCCATAGTCCGTCGTGCCGAAGGCTAGGACGAAGCGCGAGGCGTCGGAGACAAGCCGGAAGAGCGCCGCAGACGGCGTGTCGCTGGCGCCGGGCAGGGTGGAGATGTCTACACCACGGTTCGTGAATCCCGCTGAAGAGTCCCAGTAATAGATCCCGCCGCCCTTGGGGCCGTAGATTAGATCCTCACCGAAGTTGGCGTGGTTCCACAGCCCGATCTGCAGGGGGTTGCCGAAAGTGAACGCCCCGCCCCCGCCCCAGCTACCGCTGCCCCAGCCGCCCCCGCCCCAGCCCGTGCTTGTCGTACTGGTAACCTGTTGGAGTTCCGACCCAGCGCTGACTTGGTAGTTAGACACTACCCCTGCACCACCTGAAGCACTAGAGGTAGCGTTGGTGGACGCTTGGATGAAATACGTAGCTACGTTCTCAGCGCCAAGCTGCGCGCCCGCAGGGATGTCGCTCGTAAACGCACTGCTGAGCGTGTACACGCCCGCCCCGCCCGTACCAGTGATTGTGCGCGTCTCACCGTTGTAATCCAGCGAAGCACCGGAAACAATGATCCCTGGAGAGTTGACTGCACTGACAGTCAACGTAGTGCCGCTGGATGAGCAAGTGATCAGCGTGACGTTCGAGAGGATTTGATACTCGGAAGTACCGCCGACACCTGCGGTATTGAGGTTTATGCCACCAATAGTCCCGGGGGACGTAAAGGTGACGTAGGAACCCACCGTGAGCAGTCCGTTGACGAACGTCCCGACACCGGTAGAGGTGTCAACCACGGCGACATACGGGAAGCCGTTATAGGTGTTGAGAGACGTCAGCGCCCCAGTGACTCGGATCGGCGTGATGTCGTAGTACTGCCCGTAGTACACGTAGTACTTCAGGTGCGTGCCAAGGCCCAGGTAGATGTTCCAAGGCCACAGGGCACGACAGACACCCAGGAAGGTATCGTTGTTGAGTTGTTGCCAGCCGCCGATCTTCTCCGGTTGCCCGGAGCGAAAACGCACTTTGTCGCACTCGTACCATCCGCCTTCTGCGGAGTAGCGGGTGTTTTCCCGGAAGATCCCGGGACGAAGTTGTAGCGTCTTCAGGGGCATAGCATTACCTCAAGAACAGCGTCCGCTCATCACGGCGGCGCTTGACGAGGCCCGGAAGTTCTTTGCCGCCACCTTTGGTCCACTGCATGAACGCATCAGCAGCCCCTTCAATATCACCGCGATTGGCCTTCATGCGGATCTGACTGCGCTGGAGGTTGCCTAGCCCTGCATTGAACGCAAAACTGACCAAAGCGTCGAACCGGCCTTGATGACCAGCACAGCCGGGAACCAGACGAAGAACGCCTCGTTCAAAAGCAGCGACATCCATCGAGAATAGTCTCTCGATCTCTTCCTTGGACCAGACACGGTTGTCCTCCGGCTTGAGCGGGTACTCCCGACGGATCATCGGGATGTCCTGCGTGGTCTTGTCAGGCGGACGCACCATGGGTAGGCGAATCTGATCCTGATACAGAACATGCCCGTACCCAATGGTCCAGATGTGCGCAGGGCACAGGTAGGGCCGCGTGCGGTAGCCCTCGTACCTGTGCATGAGATCTGCGCCAACCGGGCTCAGTTTCACTTCTTGCTCCACTGCCGACTCCCGAACCAGAAGCCGATGATGCCGCCCAACATCGCCATTTCATCTTCGCTAAAGATGATGGCCGTCACGCGGATTAGGTCATCAACACTCTGGATCAGGCCAGGATGCTTCCAGACATAGAGCGTCAGGGCTGCGTTGATCAACACAAGCTCGATGATGAAGATGTAGGTGACCGTGGGGCGCACCGTCCCAACGTAGTTCGCCACCCACCGGCTGGCACGATCCAAGACCTTCTCGTCGTGCTGCAGCGCAGCCTGGGTCATCTGCGCCTCAGTCTGCATCGCAACCTGCTCGGTGCGGATCTCCTCCATCTTGGCCTGGGCGGCATAGCCCTGGGCGGCAAGCTGAAGCTCGCGCTCCGTCTGGAGTCTAGCCAGGGCAAGCTCGTGCTTCTGGTCGGACTTGTTCTGGAAGAACTCCAGCAGTTTTGGCAGACCGCTGATCAGGAGGCCACCGAGGGTGGAGAGCAGGCTGAGCATGATTACCCCTTGGTCGTGATGACATCATCACCGCGCTGGACAGTGACCTTGTCGCCTTCCACATTGACCTTCATAGACGGCTCATGCCGCTCAGGCTTGTCCAGCCGGTCGATCAGTTCCTTGATGATGGTGATCTCGGGCTTCTCTTCCTTCTTGGTCTCGTTGACGATGCCGTTGACCATCTGTATTAAAGCCATGGTGGCGGTTGCCACAAGCCCAATGACGGCAGGCAGCGCCTCGGTATTTAGGAAGGCCGACGACACCACGCCCACGAGGACCAGCAGAAAGATCCAGATGATGGCCGTCTTTCCGATGGCCTTGGCCGCGACCTCTTTTGCTGTGGCTTGAGCCTCTAGGCGCTGAAGTTCTACAGCAGCCTGTGCCTTCAAGGTTTTCAGATCAATTGGTTCCATCACAACATCCTGGGTTCCCGGAAGGCTCGTGCCGGGATCACGGAAACATCCCCGTCGAGCCATGCGATTTGAACAGAGTCGGCGCTCAGAATCCAGCAGCCCGGCACGCGAATCTTTTCCTTGATAAACAAAGCCCATCGAGCCGCGCCAACGCATGGTCCCGGCTCCCGATGAAGCTCAACACGGACCTCCCCGTCCCAGGCTTCAGCGATTACATCGCCTGCCGCGCTGCCTGCGAGCAGCAAGCTGAGCAAGGCGACGAGATAGCGCATGACGTTATCCTTTACCCTCGGCAAACACGTTCACAAATACCGTACCGTCTTCCAACGCTTCTATCTCATGCCATTCGTTGGCGGCAAGGGTGGTGATCGGTGCCATGCTACTCCTCCAATTTCTGTCGCAACGCATCCAACACAAACGTCGCCTTGCGCTGTTCCAGTCGCTCTGTCAAAAGCGTGCGCTCCAGTTTGTCCTTGAACTGCAAGTCCGACAGCAACTGAATTTCCTCAAACGACCACTGCTCAATGAGCGAGACCGGCTCCGCTGCACGGTGCGGCAATAGGCGCTCGGGCCAATGCGGCAGCAGGGCAATCATGGCCGTGTAGTTGTCGATGTTGATCTGGTAGTGCGCGATTTCATCCTCGCGCTGCTTGATAGCTTCGGTGAGTTGTTCTTGGTTCATATCGTTCTCCAGGTTACGCCTTTACCATTTCCGGCAGGCAAAGTTGACGGGTTTGTATATTTAGTACCAAAACCTGCGCTCCAAGGATAAACAGAAATAAATGGTGTAGTGGTGTGAGCCACTGCAATGTCAGCACCTGATGAAGAAAATGCTACGCCCAAACCATTTCCCGTAGGTAAAGTGGCTGGATTGGAGTATTTGGTTCCAAAACCCGAACTCCAAACCCAGGCGGAAATACGAGGTGACGTATCATGAGCAATAGCTATGTCTGCGCCTGATGGAGAAAATGCTATACCATTTCCGGTCCCAGTAGCCAAAGTTGACGGGTTTGTGTATTTAGTACCAAAACCTGAACTCCAGGGGTATACGGTAATATATGGATTATTGTTGTGAGTAACGGCTATATCC